AGTCCGTCGTCGTCGTAGCCTGTAAACATCTTGTAGAGTACAGATTTGACTGCTGATCCTGCGTAGATGTTGTGGCTGTCTTCAAAGAACCTTGATACGTTCAATCCTGTGAATCTACTGATAGGTTTCTCTGAAGTGTTCATGTTCATCGCTATAACCAGATTGTTTGTGCTCGAGTTCTGAGCGCAAGCAAAGTAGATATAACCTCTTTTAGCGTCGTATATAAGTGAACCGTTTGAAGCGTCAATGTCGTTAAAGTAATCGTCCCCTAGTAGTACTGGCGTAAGTGTCTCCTGGTCGCTGAAAGGGATATTGTCTTGCCCTACACTTGTCAGTTGCCAGAAACCTTTCTCATTAGCGTAGATTAGTCCTACTGGAGTTGTGATTGCCCCTCTTTCACCTCCCATATCTTGTCTATACATAATCGCTGAATCGTCTTTGTAATAAACTCCTCCTACGTTCTCTGGTACAATTTGGAAAGCCCATTTGCCGTCCTCTGCGAATACAACAAGTGATTGTCCTAGGGAAGCGATTGAAGTTATCTTGCCTCCGTTTCTGTAGTAGACACTCCCTGCATCAGTCATGAGCGTACCTTCTGTCCAGTTCGCACCAATCGAGAAAGGTGGGTCCGTGCCATCGTCAGGAGCAGAATAAGTCACCGCTGTTTCATCTGTAGATAAATCGCCTAAGAGCATCCTTGCACCGAAGATCGCTATCACGTTAGCCAAAGGAGCTACTGCTGATAGATCTGTTATGGTCAAGGTATTGCTGATTCTCCATAGTCCGTCTGTCTTGTTAGTCACGAAGAAATAATCACCGTACTTTACCCCCTCAAAACTCGTACCTGTGAAATCACTCTTGATCGTTGTCACTAAACCCGTAGTCGTGTCGTAACCGGCTACTGTCGTGCCGTATGCGAATATGTAATAAGTATCGCTGAACTTCTCGCACATAGTAATCGCGTCGTTCCCTATAGAAGTGAAGAGCGTAGCGATCCCTTTCCGTTTCTCAAGTTGTCCTGTACCTGTAATAATATAGTTTTGGATATTTTGTGCATAATCCACATTCAACAACTGAGGCAGGTTCCTCTGATCCATACCTTTAGGAGACATCATAGTAGTCGCTCCGATCATGTTAGCACCTGATTTTGTTGTGATAGGCTGATACATTAGAAAGATGTTGCGTTATTTGATAATGGGAAATACTGCACTTCTTTACGGATCATATCCATGAGTTCGTTCAAAGACCGGACGAATCTAGCGTCACTAAAGCTCTCCCCTGAAGGATCTTCATCCCAAACAAAGTATCTAGTCTTCAAAGCGTTCAAGACATATAAATTATATTCGTCTGGTATAACAAAGGAATCTGATAAAGCTGTGATAGCTGAAATCGAAGGTATGTATCTCAAAGTATATACTGTTGAACTCTCTATACCTGTAAATACTACGTTTGTTCCTGTGATATAAAACCCTTTATCGGTTGAACCGAAACTTGTACCTGTTAATCTTACGTCTGTTTGCTCGCCTGCCGAGTTTATTTCAAAGAATCCCGTGCCATAAGGTACAATATCCCTGAAATCAGCAGGTAAAGCTTGTGTAGAAGGGCTATTTGACGCTGTGTAGCTCGAAGTAGTGATCCATCTTTCAACGTCTTGTTGGCTTAACGCTCTGTAAGCATATTTATTGAGGTAATCGCACCACTTTAGATAAGTAGCAGTAGGTACATCTGTAATATCCTTGAGGTCATAACCTAGTTCTGTTTGTGCTTCTGAAGCTAACATATTATTTTACGGTTAAATTCTTAGTGATTGAAAACTTAGTACTAATCCCGCCGTAAGCTATTTTATCTCCAGCCTTCAGATCAAATACTAAATAATCAGATGACGTTAGGGTCGTGTCGGTAGCTGTTCCCTCCTCTATATAATCATTCCCATTCCCTGTCCCTCTAGTGTTAAGAGTAATCAATCCCGCTGGCGATCTAGTAGCTTTAATACCAATCCAGCTCCCAGCAGATTTAGCTCCTGAAGTTATCATTGAGGCTTGAGGTGCTCCGTTGATTGATTCGATTATCTTAATTGTCTCGTCAGTATCAAATACAGTAGCGTATGCGTCTTGTCCTACTGCTACAGTACTACCAACAGTATCGGCACACCACAAGACCTCTAATAGAGTTCCAGCGTTTTGTTTGTACATCCACCATTCATAAGTACCATAAGCTCCTTCTTGAGCTTGATAGCCTAGTTCTTGTACTGGTGCGTAGAATTGACCATCAGTCACACATTCGATTACTTTAGCTGATTGCCCGTCTACCGTTTCGTCGTTGATAGTGAATGATCCTGAGTTGACCTTGAAAGACGTGTCTCCGATTAAGTCTGTAGTGATCGTGCCAGTTGCAGGCGGTCCGTACCCTCCGTGGAACTGAACAACTCCTTTGTTATAAAGAGCTGCAATTTCAGCATCTAGAAGTGATCTTCCGTAGATTAAACACTGGTGCGAGTAACCGTTAAATGCTTCTGAAGTTGATTTGTCCATAGCGAACCTGACAGGGCCATCTGCCCCCTCATCAATATCTGTTTCAGGGTTTGCATTATTAGGCAGTACTCCGTTTACCCACATTGTTAGTCTTCCGTAAGTTTCCCCTCCAACCACAGGTTTATAATTCAAGACTATGTTGTACCACTGGTTTAGAACAGGAACGATCCCTGTATAGTAAACCACCCCGCCTAAATTAGATGCGATTTCGTTTCCTATCGCACCACCAGCCTCATATAAGGAGATCCAAGACTGTCCTGTACCTGCTCCGTCCTCTTGTCCAACAATAGTCTGTACTGTTTCAGTTACATAAGGTTTTACCCAGATAGAAACAGCCATGCCTTTATTTTGAGCGTTGGCCGTGATAGTAGCTAGGTCTGTTCCTGGGCTTCTTACTCTTGCGTAATTATTCCCATTAAATCGGGTAGAAACCCCAATACTGTCATCTACTACTTGCGCGTAAAAACGTATATCAGCATCACCACCATCACCAATTAGATCCTCAATTGATCCGCCTGTAGAGTCAAACTCATACCAAGCCATCAAGTTTACATCTGTTGTGTCGAAGTAAGTCTCCAACCTATTCTTTGATACTGTTTTTGTGTTAGCCATTTAGAGGTTGTTTAATTGATTCTGTTCTCTGGTATAAAGATCCGCAACCTGCATCTTAGTTAGCTCACGATCATAAATCTTTAAATGCGCCATACCTCCGTCCATAAATCCTGTCGAGAAACTTCCCAAGACTATACCTTGGCCCGTGTTTTCCATCGCTGTATACGAACCAAATAAGCTGTCATTAGTGTCCCCTTGCTGCCCGTTGATGTAGAAAGCCATCCCATCACTTACTGCCGTTCCGTCATAAGTCCCTACAACATGGATTGGTTGTTTCTTGAGATCATTTACGTCGAAAGACGGGTTTGTTCTACCTATATACCCTCCCGTGCTTTGGTCGAAACAGTTGAAGTAAACTATCCCATTAGGTGCTCCGATCTGGTATTCAGAGTTACCACCACCAACTCTCTTATACACTGCTCTCGCTGTCGCTAGATCGTCAGGCCATATCCAGAACGAAAGACTGAAAGGACTGTCAGTTGTGCCGTCACCAAAAGTATTTTCAGGTGAGCTTGCAATAGTCATAAGGTCATTCGTGCCGTCCCAATCATAGCCTGGTCTAAAAGTGTTCTTTGCAGGGGCGGTTGCTCCCGCAGTCCATACCGCATGATTTGCGTTACCTGAAATATCAAGAGTCCTAGTATTCCCTGGATCATCTTGAGCGTTTAGCATCGGAAGGTCTACGGTAATTCTGTTCCTGTAATCAAAAACCTCGTTATTTGTGTAGTCTTCAGCCTCCTTGTTTGAAAGCTTACGGTCAAACATTCTTACTTCAAGAACCTCTCCGTAAAAACAACCACCACCACCAAGTGTTCCACCAACCGCCATATCATCTAGAGCTGAGAAAGCCCACGCACTCACATCATTATTCAATATCCGTGTTCCGTTGAGCCATATATCGGTGTCGAAACTTCGACTTGAAATAAAAAAGCCGTTTACCTCATTAGTCTTCCAATGGGGCGAGTAGGTAGCGTAAGCAATGTCGGCTACTATAATCCCGTCTATTACAATTCTCAATGCGTTGTTTAGAGAGTTCTGAAGCTTCAAAACTGAAAAACCATTAGAGGTGTGCATGAACCTTCTAAGCACATTCTCGTCTGGGTCAAAATAAGGGATGTACTTCATGAAGAAGCTCCACCTGTCAGGAAGTTGGGGGCTTGTTACGTTGTATTCAAGCCATTCGCTCGTACCGTTTAAATTAACACGTCTGCCAAAGGTAGGACTACCGAAAACAACACCGTTGTTAGCCTCGACAGTAGCCCTGCTGTCAAAGTTCTCAGCAAAGAAACAGCCTCTTTGGCGTTCTGCTGGTTCTGAATTTCTTATTAAAGACATAAATTAAGATTAAGTTGTTTCTCGTCCGTCCCACCACTTCTGCATCTCTTCTAGGCATTCTTCACGACTGACTGGGAGTTGCAATATTTGTTCCCAGCCTAGCGTGTCCCATTGTGTAGAGAACTCTTCAAAGGTCTTATATCCAGCCATTACCTCGAGGGCGTGTTCCATAGCCATTTCTTTTGTGATTTCCATTAGTTTTAGATTAAAGTTGTGTAAGTCTTAAGCATCCGTAGTTATTAGTAATGTCGTCTGTGTTATCGGACTCCATCACAAGGTAAACCCTGTCGCCTGCGGACAAAGTTAGAATTGCTTGACCTCCGAACGCACCTACGTCGGACCCAGTAAATTCTCTCTGAACTCGTCCAGGAGCATCAGTTGTTGCATTCACAACTGGCGTGAAAAGAACTGTTGCGGAAGTACCACCTGCTTTCGTAGAGGACATGTTCCAGTCAAAAGCGAACACTACACTTGTGCCTGCTGTATATTGTAGATAACTGGCTTCTTCCCAATCGGAAGCACCATCATCCGCAGCCCAAGCAGCAGTAATAGAGAAATTGTCATTATCAATTTTCGTAACTGTTTGAATCCCGTTATAACTTGTTGTTCCTCTGATGGTGATATAGTCACCAGTTACAAGTCCGTGAGTACCACTTGCCACATTTGTTTTACCTGTACCGTCTGAATAAGCCGTGATTGCTGCTGTTTTACCAGCGGCGAATGTAAATCCATTCAATGCACCAGTAGTCATATATCGTACCGCGTTTTTCTCATCAACTGTCTCAAGCGTAGTAGCTGTTGCGTTTACATTCAAGTACATCTCTCCATATTGAGATACGCTAGATCCAGCAATCTGCACTGCGTGTTCTATCCCCGCACCATCTTGAAAGTAGGGTAGATTGTCCGACTTCGCATAAAGTTTAGCAATACTAGGTGTTGTGGCTGGAGTTGTGATTTCCGCCAGTGGCACAAAGCTTACTACACCGTGTTTTGTATCTGCCATATTATTTTTTATTAAAAGATTAGTATTTTTTCTTTGAGTAGATAGTCCAGTCAGCGTCATCAGCGGCTCCTGTAGATGCCACTACTTCAATTTTTACATATTTGAATTGACCGAAGAACCCAGCCGAGTCATTAAGCATGTCTGTTGCTGTGTAGCTAGCAAGCCCGTAAGCATCTGTAGTTACATCATAATAGACACATGAGCTTTGAGCTGTCCCGTCGTCTTGGATCGAACCGTAAACTTTTACTGTTACAGTCCCCGAACCACCACTTAAAACGAGTTGAAGTCCGAGATTAGAGTGTCCGTCCATGTCAACATAGTAGTTGTATGTTCCATCAGCTCCATTCGTGACATCAGCCAAGGTAGCTTCAAGGTGATGAGTTGAGATTGGATCTGTTTCACCGGTTCTAAGGTTTTGGTTTGTGTAAGAGTAACCAGCGACGATCATCTCTCCGTAAATAGTGAATACGGCTTTAACTCTATCTAAAGCGCCAACTGCTGCCCTTTGAGCTGCAACTGCTAGTCCGCCGATACCTACTGGGTTTCCTGAATCAACTGCGTCGTCTGCTACGTCGCCTTGTATCTCTACCAGATCATCGTTAGCCAATACCACGGGGATAGAAGCTGCTGAAGCTTTTTGTCCTAGAGTAACAGCAGTACCACCAACTTTCGCGATATTAACGTCTGAAGCGATTCCTCCTCCACCACCTGATACTGCGATATTAACATTGTATGCAGTCGAAGTTAGAGTCACGCTGTTGTCGTCTTTAACACCGTAAACCATACCTGTTCTGTGATCTACACAGTATTCACCGTTTACAAATCCATCCGTTACAGCAGCAGCTTTAGCAGCTAGCTGAAGTAAGTTGTTGGCTGAATCACGTTCTACCATCTCAGCAGCTATTTGATCGAACTGTTTAAGCGTTAGAAAGGCCGTTGAAGTAAAAGAGAGTGATGTATCACCGTATGTACCTACAACGTCTCCTGCGGCTCCTAATATGTTCCTGTTCGCGAGCTTACCTACTACTACTGTTCCTGCAGCTTGTCCTGCGTCTATAGTATAAACTCCTGCGTTGAAATAATAGAGTTGAACTGTTTCACTTGCGACTGGTGTCAAAGCGTCGCTTCCTACTCCGTCTACAGGCATTCTCCTTTGCTCGGAGATCTCTGTCTGTTGTTTGTTTCTAAATAACATGCGTGTTGAGTTTTAAATTATATTTACTCCATTATGGGAGGGAGAAGCCCGAAGGCTTGCCCCCTTCCCTCCTAAATGAAGTTAAGTCAGATGACTTACATTTGAATTACTCTGTACTTGATTGTTACTCGTAGTTCGTTATCGTCACCAGCGTTACCAGCAATTTCTGAACCAGAAGTGTTATCAAGAACCAAAGCCTGGTTTTCGATAGCAGCTTGAGCAACAATCGCGTCTTTAATTGCGATTGCGTTTGTTACTGTGTCAGCAGCTTGGTCAATGAAACCTGTTGTCTCAATAGCCTCTGAAACAATTACACCAGAACCATCCGTATAACGGATAGCTAGGTTGTTAGCTGATTCAGTGAACACGTTAGTTCCACCATACTTGAGTCTCAAAGAAGCATCTTGAAAGATATATCCTCTGCCAGCTCCAGGAGCAGGCAATAACTCGATTGGCGTAGCAGCTAGGTTCAAAACCTGAGCCGATGTAAGGTTTACTGAGAAAACCTGTGCGAAAGCGTCGCTGATTGAAAATTGTCCTGGGTTTGGAGTATTAACATCTCCACCTACAGTGTAGTAACCTGGAAAACCTCCACCGCCATCCATGGCGAGAATTTGGTTCCCAGCGCCTTTAGCTACTTCCTCAGCAGCTCCACCAACAGCACCGCGAAGAATTGCTCCTTCTGTAAGTACTAATTTAGCAGCACCTACTTTCTTAGCTCCGATAGTGATAGCTCCAGTATTAACTAGGGTAGCGTCTCCTGACATTGCGACTTCAGAAGTCACGCCAGTAGCGTCTCCTACATAGATACTACCATCAGCTAGAGTGTCTTGGATATTTGCTTTGAGAGAAGGTACACCAGCAGCACTTACGCTGACGATCTCCGTCCCTCCGTCGGTCTCTAGCGTTGAGCCAGCGGCCATGACGTTCTTTTTGCCCATTATAAATGGGTCTTTTCCACCTGCCATAATAAATAAGGGTTAAATGCTAGACATTGTAAGTCATTTTCACTAGACGTTGTTTGTCTCTTGTGAAAACATCTGCGCCATACATAGCTGTACCAAGAATGTTGATACTTTTGTTAGCAGGCTCTTTTCTCTCTTCAATTTGTGGTTCAGACTGTACAACCAATGAAGGCGCACCAGTCATTCCGAACAACATGCTAGCTGTTTCTGTACCGAATACATTTGTTCCAGTAGTGAAAGCTTCAGATCCACCAATCTTACCATAAGCGGTAATTGTAGTAGCGTCAGCTTCCCATGCTCCAGCTGTAACTTGTGCGTTTAGGTATTCACGTTCTTGATCTGTTCCCCATCTGACGAAATCACCAGCTGAAGGGATAGTTGTGTTGTTTACAAGTGCAAGGAAGATAGCTTGGAAATCAGCTAAGTTCGCTCCAACCTTAATTTCTCCTGCAGCAGCAGTCGCACCGTCAGCGATACAAGTCCATGTGTAACCTAGAAGGTCGAATGTGTCTGTAGCTGTTGGGATAGTGTCTACTGTAAGAACTACTGTTGAAGGTAGATCGTTTGATTCGTAAACATTGAATCCTGCGCTTGTAGTTCCAACAAATCCATTAGAAAGAGCTGAATCTGCACGGTTGAATCCGTTTGCAACATCAATTTGAGCAAGAAGCCCGATTCTTTCAGGATCAAGAATAGCAAAAGGTACACCGTCGTTACCTCTTTGACGAGATATTGTAGATGTAACATCTGTCATCAAGCTGAAGAAAGTTGATGTAGAAAGTGTTCCTCCTACAACTGTACCTGCAGCGTCGTTGATGAAAGTAGTCAAACAGAATTGATCGATATTTCGAGACAATTGGTAAGCCATCTCCTCAGCGTTTGCATCCATCCATGCTGGATCATGCGCTTGTAGGTTTTGTAGAGGATCGTAGTTTTGAGTAGCAATCTTTACTTGATCAACAGTAAGTTGGTCTGAAGTGAAAGCTGCGTCGTCAATTGTAGAGTCAGTAGAGAAAGTGTAATCTTGTACTCTAACTGTAGCTGAGTAAGGAAACTCAATTACTTTACCTGGTGTAATGTTAGCTTCAAATCTTGTGTTAGCGATTGAAGCACAGACCAATCGTGAACGCAGGAATGCTTGTGTCATTCTTGCGTAATACGTTGGGTTTACTACTGTATTTGCCATTGTTATTAGGTCTTAAGAAATAAATTCTTAGACCCTCCAACCTATCTTCCTCGATAAGATTTACTCTTACTCTTGGCTAGCTCCTGAACCTGTTTATGAGACAATTTGTGTAAGTCCATGACTTTTCTTTCCTCATTAGTTTCAGTTACTCCCCCGCCTAGAGTTGGAACGCTCGTAGCTCTCCTTGCATAAGACATATCGTCTAGATCAACGCCAGCCAGCTTGATAGCTGTTTGTAGAGCGTCATGTGATCCTAATTTGACCTTGAACCGATCAAATTGAGACTTAATCTCTGCTCTTTGTGCTTTAGTTGTTCCTGCAGCATTGAGCTGCTCTTTTAGAGTGTCGAATTTGACAGCAGTACGCTCTATAGCCATTTCTTCTCTAGCCATTTCACGCGCTATCTCTCGAGCTTTGTCCTCTGCAAGAGTAGTTTGTTCCTTCTTCTCTGCCGCTAAGTCTTGTGAAACAAGTTGTTGGAGCCAGGGTTTATCAGCGTAATCTCCTAAGGTTTTAACACCTGATTTGATGTCTCTGATAGCCGCGTTCTTAAACTCGTCTCTAGCTTTTTCAGCAGGTTCGAGGCCTTGTTTGTTTTCTTCATCCTTTGAGACTGGCTTTTGCTCACTCTCATAGGTGTTACTCACAGCGTCTTCGCTGGAGTCATCGGCGTCAGTGGCTTTTGAAGTGAAAAGCTCATCTTGGCCGTGCTTCTGGTCTGACATGTTCGATATGTTAAGGGTCAAAGTGAGGTGAAATACCTCTTTCAAAGGACGATTATTCGTCCTCTGTCAGTGATTCTTCAGCTTCTAGTTCCTCTAAACACTTCGCCATTGCTAGTTCCCAACTCATCGCTCCCTCCCTAAACGCTTCGTATTCCTGGCTTGTAAAGTTAGAGTTCTCACAATACGAGAATAGGATATGCTGTCTAAGTTTCTTGATAACATCAAGGTTGTTCCCGTAGAATACCCCAAGCCCTTTAGCTTGATGCGTTCCTAAAACATCCTGATATTTCGATTCGTCCATTATGCTAGTTTTGCTTTAAGTTCTTTGTACTCCTCTTTTAGATCACTCTTCAACCACGCTCTTTGAGCTTTCAACTCAGCGAAACGTAACTGATCAATACTCGGTGCTTCTATAGTAGTCTCAACTGTCTCTATTACAGCAGTCTTAGGTATTGGGAAATAATGTTTCTTATCAATGTCTTGCACTCTATCTAGTGCCACTTTATTACCTTTATCATCTAGAGCCATGATCTTAGGTTGAGTGAAATGTTTAGGTGCTTCATTGATCATCACTCCGTTGAAAGGATAAGGTTTGCTTCGTGCCATAATTGATTTTGGTTAGAATATTGCTGTTGGCTCTGTAGCCCTGACGTTTATTGATTGTCTCTCCGTACTAGCAGGTGCTTCTTGTTGCGCTGCTTGAGGTGGAGCTGCTTGTTGTTGAGGCATACCATACTCTTCTCCTGGTATATCAACATCGTTAAGTTGTGATAATTGGTTCGTGATCTTTGACCTAGCCTGACTACCTGGCGCGGCTAAGTTCAACATATTTACTAGCTGTGCTTTCTTAAGCTTACTCATATCTGCTCCGCTTCTAGCGTTGACCTTTACAAAGTAATCGTACTCCGCAAGCTCTTCCGACAAGAAACCTAGCGTGATCCCTTCAGGGAATTTCTCGTTGCCTCTTATCTTCATAGCTACTTCATTGATACCGTTGTCTTTGAACTTCTGTTGAGCTTCAGGATCTCCTACCTCTGAGACTGGTACATTTACTGTTGTTGTGATCTGCAAAGGTGTTTTGTCTTTCTTAGAGATAACTTTAGGGATCTGATCTAGTAGGATCTTATATAGGAACTCGAACTCAGAAGCGTTCTTCTCCATCATTTGCTTAACAAAAGCGTTTGCGTTCTCTTCATCACTCAATATCTGCGTTGCAGTCACGTTAGAAGCCTCTAATTCGTCAAGATGGATCCCAAGTCGTTTACACTCCCTGTCGATCATGTCCCACATCAACTGTGTCTCCCCTATATTGTTTTGGCTTGTGATTGATTGTAAACCTACTTGATTAGTGCCAGAAGAATTGTATTCGACTGTGATGATAGGTTTCTTACCTTGTTTGCGAGCTTCCCGAGCTTTAGCTATCTGATTGACAACCTCAGCAGATTTACCTTGTGGTACATTCAAGAACGTATCAGGGTAGGTGTTATCTTCTGCATGAGACAATCCCATGTTAAGAAGTCTCTGGTACTCTAGTGATAAATCATAAATCGCTTCTATTAGTCCGTGGTTATAGAACCCTTCAAACGATTCCATACAGATTAGTTGCATGATCGGGATATAAGCTTCCTCTACTTTAGAGAACTTATCTTTGAAGATGTAAGGGTAGTTCTTACCTTTCTTCTCTTCTATAACTGTACAAGATGATCCTGCGAACACTATATAGTGCTGATTCGCTAGATCGAAGAAGAAACAAACTTCAACAATGTCTTCCTCTTCGCTGTTCCTGTAATCTTGTTGATCTAAATCTTGTAAATAATTGTAATCTCTCGGGATCTTACCTAGTCCAGCTTTCTTTTTCATCTTAGGATAAAGAGCTATGAACTCTCCCCAAGTGTAAGTAGTGACAACAGCAGCCTTGTTGACAGGCTTGCTACCACTTCTCATCGAAGTAGCTTTCTCATCTACATAAAGATTGTTGTTAGCGATAGGCATAAACTTGAAAGGGAACCCTTTCCCTTTCTCATTAGTACCAAACATCATAAACCCGTCTCCGTAAGCTAATTGGAATTGAAAAACACCACCTTTATCTCGTAAAGCCTGGATATATCCGCTCTTCCTCAGAACTGTAGACATGCCGTCAGTAACGATCTTCTCCATCCAAGGCGGTCTCTGTGCTCCGTGGATAACAGCATCAAGAGGTTTCATCCTAGAAGCAGTCTTCCAGTACGCCTGTTGAGGTTTCTTACTATTAACCTTCCTCGGTCCGCTAGCGTCGTGAACATTAAACCCGTCCTCAATAAAATCTTTGATCGATTCGTTCTTCCCGTCCCGCTCGCTTTTGTAGTCGTAGTTCTCTGCTAACAGTTTCAAAGCTGACTTAACAGCCCTGTTATCTTTGTTATCAACAGGATTCGGATTAGGCGTTGGATCCAAAGTATCACCATGCGAAGTTGAGGAAGATGCCATATACAAGTTTTAATTTTGACGTTCGTATTCTTACTACCATAAGTCCCAAGAAAGGTCAAGAAATTTACTTCTTCTTCTTTATAAGATCACTTAGCTTAACTTCAACCTTGTTATCCTTCTTGCCTTCAGGTTCAAAAGTCTTCTCTTCTTTTGGTGTTGGTAGTTTGACTGGCATAGTTGACCACTCCATACATTTCTTCTCTATAAGGTAAGAAACCACTTTGGAGTCAGCGCGCAACTCGACCCAGTAACCTAGATCTTTGTCTCTTTTTAGACCGTGAGTATAGATTGTCTCGCAACCCTCAAACTTAACTTCGTACCAGTTCATCCCTTCTGTACCTATTTCTTCAGGTTGGTACATGACCGCAGGTAGTTCTAGCTTTTCCATAATGTTTATGGTTAAGAATAAATATAGTTGTCAATAGCCTTCTCAAGCTCTTTATCGTCTCTTCTTACAAACTTGTCTCTCATTTGCCAGGTGATAGCACAGTTATGGACCAGCACGTTGTTAGCAAAGTACTCTGGGCAACCCTGCACTTGCAAGTTATAAACCGTCTGGTAAGTGCTTCCTTCTTCTAAGGGCATGACACTCTTTTGAACATCTTTCTTGATGAGGGATGCTTGTTTTGAATTTTTTCTTACAGATAGAGCATGTTTTTTCTTTCTTTGGATTCCGTCGTTTTGCGTTATTGCTTTTCTGGAGACACCACCTAGAACAAAACTTTGCATTCCAAGTAGCACTTTTAAAGACTTGTCCACAAAGAACGCACTCAGTATCTTTCCCTTCTTTGTTTTTGTGATACCTTCGTAGCCCTTCGGTGAGCTTTTGCCTGTTTTTATTGGCCAACTCTCTTCCCCTTTCTTTTGCCCCGGGAGTATTGCCGTGGAGCTTGTTGTGCTCTGTTTTTGACATACACACAAGGTTTTCGAGCTTGTTATTGCTCGGGTCATGGTCTTTATGATGGACAACATATCCTTCTGGAATGTCCCCGAAATCATCAATCCAGATTTGCCTATGCAGGTAAACGCCTTCTTTTTTCCATTTCGCCCCTCCTCTGTAGTAAACTCGGTGGTTTTGTCTAGTTGCATCAGGGTATCTGTGGTATTTGACATCTCTGTATGTGATAGTCTCTCTATTTTTTGTGCTTTTGAGTCCCATGCGTACAGCTTATCGCAAGTGCTAACGTATGACAAGTCTTTTATTTCGTTGTCGTTACAGAAGACAGGATGATCTAGCGTCCCTGTAAGCCCAATGTTTGTTGTTACTTCTTTTACATGGCCACAAGTCGCTATAACCTTTTTGTACCCCTCTCTCGTAAGAACTTTATCCCCTACCTTAATTGACTCAATCGGCCTCTGCCCTTTGTCAGTCAACACCGACGTTCCTTTTACAAAACATGACATCACCCGATCCCAGTGACGAGTCTGCTCTGGATCGAACCGTATCTGTCGTAAATCTTCAGGGTTGTAAGTCTTCAATTCTTTATACAATCCTCGAGACTTGACTTTAATTAGCTTTTCTGTTAAAGCATCTTTTAAATCATACAGCATCAACGGCTTACTCTTGCTTGTTGTTCTCCAACCTAGTTTTTTAGTTACCTTGTTTGTACCACTTTCTTTCTCTTCTTCAAAATATACAATGGCTCCTAACTCCTTTAGCTTGATGACTGTAGCCAGTCCACAACTGTTGCGTTCAGGTGCGATCAAACACCCTCCGTACTTGTTAGCCCAGTTGTACAACTCATGACCAAACAAATCAGGCTCTATAATATTTGAAACGAACTCTGCTACCACTTCACCGTCTGTAAGGTCTAAGATGTGAGCTGTTGAGCTATCTAACCCGACTCCCTCCGCAACATCTGCTGCCATAACGTAAGTATGTTTCCTGTTGAAGTTAGCGAACACAGTCCAATCTCCAACCTTAGTACCATCTTCAAGGAACTGTTTCTGCCATTCCAGGATCTCGCTAGGGTACATCTTCCCGTCTTGAGCGTCAGCGTAGTCTCCTTTCCAAACATGCAAATACTTCCCGTTGTCAGCTTCTTTATCGTACTCCAGCTCTTTCATCAGAACTTTAGGGAAATACGGATTCTCTTCATAAGATACAGGTATGATGATTGAGTCAGGTGGTGGCCCTTTCTCTCCTCTAAACATAACATCTACAGGATCATACTCACTGTCAGGATTCCAGGTGAACCATATCTCTGATTCTTCAGCACGGATAGTTGGTATCAATAGATCTAAACTCCTTCGTGAAACCGTACTGGCTTCCTCGACCCAGCAAACATCGATATTCTCCATTGACTTCACAGCTTCAGGATTGTTCCTTAAACCCGCAAACAAGAAAACAGTACCGTTCTTCCCTCTAATCTCGCCCTGTGTAGAAGTATAAAACCATCCTAATCCACTATCTCGTATCTTGTCGTCTAGCAGTTGTTTAACAGAGTCCTTGATCGACTTCTGGATTTCCCTACAACACAAGAACCGCATAGGCTTCTCAGCACCCTTTAAAACTAGAGCCTGTGCGAAACTATGAGATTTAGCACTACCTCTTCCTCCGTAAGAAGCTTTGTACCGAGAAGGCTCAAACATCCTATCAAACACCTTTGGTATGCTTACAGTGGTCAAGTTATTATGTTATAGTGCAGGTCTAACTGGGGTGCGAACCGAGGAGAGGCACGAAAATCACGGGGTTTTGCCTTTTCCCCATTAATTTTGTCAAGGGCTACACAAACTCAACCTTCACACTGTGTCCTACTTTGTCGGTCTCTTCACCTGATAGTAGTTGGATGTTCTTGGTCAGCTTGTCTAGCGCGTCTGTTTTATCTTTGTACCTAATCTCGTTCAGCTCTTCTGTCTTCAAGGAGTCGATCAACCTCTGGCGTTCTGCTATCATCTGTTGAACAAACGGATCGGAGGCTTTTTTAAAACCTTTAGACTCAGTTAAATTAGATGGATTCTTTGCAGTAGCATCTGTATAACCAGCTTCGCGCATCGCTTTAGATACGTTTCCATGGTTTTCAATGATTCTCTGAACAGCCTTTTTTTGTTTTGTAGTAACCATATCAAGTATATTGTATCATAAGCTAAACATAATGCAATGTTCAGCTTGGCTAGGGCTCTAGGGGGAGGAGGCAGAACGAGATGGAAGGCGTACAGGAGTCGAACCTGCTACTTATCCATTGCCTCTGTCGCGCGCTGCCTTTGGCCGTCGCCACTCCTCCCCTTAAAGTTCTAGTTTTTAATGTTCAGCAGCTCTGGGTGCTCGTACTTGTTTCCTATTATTTCGCCTTTTCGCCATAAATAAAGTCTCATGCCTTTTTTGTTTGGAATGTGTGCCTCAAACAAGCCACTCTGAAACTCGATAACCCCAATATCCCCGTCTGTCGTCTGCAAAATATCCCCCTCGTAAATCTCCTTGCCGTTCTTGTCTTTGAGGCCTGTGTATTGCATCCAGATAAAATCGTCGTTTGAGTAACCACTGTCCGTCTCGATAACAAACCCGCAGGCCCTTTTAATATCAGCCTCTTCGGAGTAGAACATCTCTCCTCCGTAAGTTTCGCCGTGCTCCTCTCTTAACTTCTCCCACGCTCTAAATTTGATTTCTCTCATAGGTTAGTTTGTTATTAAATGTCTATATCTGGTCCTATTCTGGTAATTTTCTTAGTTTTACTAACAGCTCTGCCAAGGCATCAAACGTCTTCTCTTCGTCGCGCTCGTACGTTGTGTCCATCGCTGCCATTATTTCGTCTTCAACGCCAGCAATAACCCGGGCGCGGGCTTGTTGTTCTTTCCTCCTGCCGTACTCCCGTATGGCGTCTTTCTTTTCTTTGTCTTGTAGTATTTCAAGAGTAGAGCATAAGAAATCCCAGTACTCCTCCATATTGTTATATGTCATTTTTGTTTGGGGTTATTAAGTACGACGTCATTAGGTAAATCCCACACTCTTTTCTCCAACGCATCCAGCCTCTTGTCTTGTTCTTCTGATTTCTTGGCTAGATCGTCTAGGAACTCGGCAGTGACGCTCTTGTGGTATGATTGGCCATCCTTCTTTAGACGTTCCTGGATGTAGTCGTTAAAAAGTTTCATACTTGTTTTATTGTCCGTACATACAGAATATTGCGAATGTCATCATGCCAGCGAAAGAGAGTATC